GAGTGGCTCAACGAAGGGATCTACGGCAAGGAAGACAAGCTTGTGGTGCGCAAGTTCGAACGTCACATCGACGGTGGAGTGACGCTGCACTTCGAGAAGCGAGGCCAGTTGAGTGAGCGCCAAAAGGAACGCATCGCCCAACTTGTAACCCAGCCAGCCAGCGCAGAGTGACGGAGTGAACGATGCACCCAATAGCTGAAATGGTCGCGCTTTCGACCGACTGGAAGTTCTGGCTGAAGATTGGGCTCGGACTTGTTTTGTTCGGGGCCGCTGTCGGCGGCTTGATTGTCTGGGCTCTTGTCTGAATTGCTGAAAAGCTCTATGAAGAAATCAACGAAACACGCTCGCTGCTGGTGGTGTAACAAGCAGCTGTTGCCGGGCCATTCCGCAACCGTGACTTCCGACACCGGCCAGCACCTGAAGGTTCACAAGTCCTGCAAGGACAAGGCTGGCCATTTCTGGAAGAAAATCACGGCCGCAGTGAACAACCCCGTCTACGCCACGCGTGGCGGATAGTCAGCGCTGACCTAGCCGGCTGAGGCATATGAATACCTACGGATTACGCGAAGCAGCGTCGATTGCAAAGGTTCACTACCAGACGTTGCGCCAAATGGCTGCGAGCAAGCGGGCCGACCGGCCGCCGGGAACCAAGATTGGCCGCGCCTGGGTATTCCCTGCTCACCTCTTCGATGCTTGGATTGAAAACAAATGCCGCTATAAACGTCCCGGCTCCGACATCTGGTGGTGCCGTGGGTCAGTCGCTCGCCACCCGTATCGAAAAACGACGGGCGCAGTTGATCGCGAAGAGGCTATCGAATTCGAAGAGCGGGAACGACAGCGGCTCTGGCGCCTCCACAAGCTAGGCGACAAGGCATCGGTTCTATGGAGCGATGTCGCCAAGCGATGGATGGAAGAGAAAGCAACAAAGCGCTCCAAAGATGTCGACCAGATGATTCTGGATTTCTTCGCGACGCATCTGGATGACGAGCCGATCTCGAGCATCGACCGCGATGCTATCGACGCCCTGCGCAGGCTGGTGCAAGACGACGGCGAGACGAAGCGGTCATTGTCGACCGTTGATCGTTACATGGGGCTGGTGCGATCCATCCTGAGGGCGTGCGTCGAGGATTGGGAACTGCTGCCGAAGCGCCCCAAAGTCCCGATGTGGAATCCGGAACGCGCCGAACCGCGCTGGCTGACCCATGAGGAATGGGGCCGTTTGAAGGCCCAACTCCCGGAGCACTCTCGACTGGCCGCGCACTTCGCAATCCTGACGGGCCTCCGGATGCGCGCAATGCTGGGATTGACATGGAGTAGAGTCGATATGGCGGCCGGGCGGCTCTGGATTCCGAAGCTCCAGCAAAAGGGCAAGCGGACACATGGCCTGCCCCTATCGAAGGAAGCATTGGGCGTGCTCAGGAAGCTGCGCAAGCTCAATCCGGAGGGCGATTACGTGTTCCAGTGGCAGGGCCAGCCGATCGATGACGCCAACGGTATATCCTTCAAGAAGGCCCTGAAGCGGGCCAAGATTGAGGGGGCGAACTGGCACTCGCTGCGCCACACGTTCGCGTCCTGGGCCGTCCAGCGCGGCGTTACGCTGCAGGAATTGATGGAGCTGGGGGACTGGAAGGACATCCGCTCGGTGCTGATTTACGCACACCTTGCACCGGACCACCTGGCTCAGGCAGCATCAAAGATCAGTACAAAAAAAGCACAGCCCAAAAGGAGGGCCAATGTCGAAGAAGCGTAACTACCTTGTTTTAAAGGGATTAAGTGGTGGACCCGAGGAGGATCGAACTCCTGACCTCCTCATTGCGAAGGATACCATAGTTAGAGTAATCAATCGCTTAGGTATCTGCTGCAGAGCGATAAATAGGCCAAAAACAGGGGGTGAATGTACAAATTGGGCACAGCCGGGAGCGCAACCATGAGCGCCCTCGGAATCGAGCCCTGGCACATCGTGGCCGCAGCCGTCGCCGTCCTCGTGGCTTTCTTCGCCTGGCGCGTATGGCGGGCGACCACGCGGAAGGAGCCAGTGGCGGCCGAACCGCCCTCCTACCAGCCCGACCAGGAATGGGCGCATCATGACGATGATCCGCGGCGGGAAGAGTACTTGCGCGGGAAGCATTGATGGGCAAGGTGAATCCGCCGAGACCGTATCGGCGGCCTTCACTGATCTGAACAGCGATGATCATGATGCGGTCACTTGAACGCGCCAACGCGCGGCCGTATGTCGCCCCGAATGGTGATAGGGGCGGACCCACTGATCAGGAGAGCGCAGATGAAGTTCCGCGATAGGCAAGCTCGAAAGCGCGGCAATTCGACGGCGTACTGGCTGGGGCTGCCTGCGTTCTTTGACCGACTCTGGGAATGGCGAGCCAGGTCATCGCACAACACATGAGAGCCCCTGACATCCAGCCCATCGTCGGAGCCCTCGCCCAGTGCATCGTGATGCAAGAGCGCTGGGCCGCTGGATGTCTGTACTTGCATGAGACGGGTGATGATGAGGCCGCTTACGAGGCCATGACAGAATCTGACCGGTGGCGGGATCGGGCTGCGGCCATTGAGGGATTCATGCGGGAGCGGTGCGCTACTTGATGGCTGCGGCCCAGTTCTGCAGCGTCGTCAGCTTCTGTCTAATTCGCTCACAGTCACGAGCGTACACCAGGAGGGCCGGCGCAATATCAGGCCCAGGCGACAGAACATGTCCTCGGTCTCCGGCTGCATCGCTGCTGTCGGCGGCTCTGGAGGCTGAGGACTGATCTGCACCGGCTGGCTCGCACAGCCGGATAGGCCGAGGCTGAGATAGCTGAACAACAAGACGCTGGTCGAGCGCCGTTTGCTTGATGTGGTCATCGAGTTCGATCTCTCGTGTTTTGTCGCGCAATTCCTTCTCGGCCTTCTCTGCGCGCGCTGTCGCCTTCAACAGTTCTACCGCCTGCGCGTTGGCCTCGTGCGTCCTGCCGATCTTGTATGCTGCGACGAGCGCGCCGACGACCAATACGCCAAGGATGGCGTACAGCCATGAGTTAAGGCCCAGCATCGGCTTGGCCCTTCTTCTGCCACACATTCCCGCCAATGAATGCGCCTACCGTGCCGAGGATGATCGTGGCGAACACCTGGTCGCTGATCTTTGCGAACCAAACGAGCACAGTACAGGCTACGCCACACCCGAGGGTGAGGAAGAATTTTCGGCCACCGGGAATGATCATGCGCGCTTACCGTCCGGCGTGAAGGAATAGTGGTTTCCATCAGGTTTGCGGAACCGCCCGCCCCATCGGCATTTTGGATGCAGCGACTCCCAGTATTCGCCTAGCCGCCGATGGCCTTCCGAAGAATCAATAAATACGCCACCAACAAACAAATTGAGATCAATCGCCAGCCGCTCAATATGCAAACTATTGAGTATCCCAGCACCACTATCAGCATTGCGCCGAGCTTGCTCAGGAGTCCGCCAAGCCTCGCCGAAGGTAAGTTCGAACCCGTTTCCATAGGCGAACTCGATCAGCTTGCCTACAAGCTGCACGAACAAACTTTGTTGCTGGCGTAGTGTCATTGCCGGTCCGCGATCCCATCTACACGCTCACGGATGTATCGCAACTCCTCGCGGTTCTCTTGGTGCATCTGCAAGCGGTCCTCCCGCATCTGTGCCAATGTTCTGGCAAGCTCATCGCGAGTCACCGCCGTTTCCTCTAGGTCATCAATTCGCTTGACCTGCCGCCTGCCTATCCATGAAAGCAACGTCATGACCGCCCCGAGCAGAAATATGAGCACCGCCTTGGTATCGCTAAGCAGTTCATTCATGGGATGAACCTGATTTGATCCAGAACCAAGCTCGTCGTGTAGCCCTGCTGATGTACCACGGTTCCATTTGTGTTGACCTGTATCACCGCGTAGTCATCAGCGTTCGCCGCAGGGACGATAAAGACTCGCGCGAGCGAAGGTCGTAGACCTGTTGGCAACGTGAACATCGTTGTGCTCGTTGAGCCCCCGCCGATGTTTCCACGTAGACTGATTTCACCCGTAGAAAAGTTCTTTATGTACTGCGGCACGTTGTAAGTGCCGGTCACATGTGTCCACGAATTCTCCATCGTCAGGTTGGTCCAGCTACCGAGTAGAGGGATCTGTGCCGGGTTAGGCGTGGATGAGATGAACGCTTGCCGTCCATAGATCCACGTGCGCGCCCCGCTATCCTCAATGCGGTTATCGGAGCTGAAGAACAAGCCGACAGTATCGGTACAGCTCGCGCCGATGGTCATCGTGTAGAAGAGACCGCCTATCCACTGGTTATGAGCGGCAGTGCCCGCGAATTCGATAGACTTCACGCTGTCATAGGGAGGCGTTGCCGCTCTGGTATTCGCGGTGCAATTCACAAACCGATTGCCATCGCTCAGGCAATACACGTCACCCACATCGTTCTCTTCCATGAAGAACGCATTGAAATTGTTGTTCGGGGACTCGGCAAACAAGTAGACACCACGAAGCGTATTGCCTTCGCTGGTGCCGGTGAAGCTGTTTCCAGCGGACGCGACCAATATCAAGCCATTGCCAGTCACGCCCTCCACGATCACATTGAAGTCACACGCGGTGGTCTGCGTAATCTGAGCGGTGCCATAAATCTCTATTCCGTCCTCGGGGACGTAAGTCATGGCCCCACGATTGACCGTCACCGCAATGTCGAACTTGGACAGCACCGAGCCATACACCTTGGCGCCCGTGCTGGTGCAGTTCCGGATTTCAGCCTTGATGTGCGAGTGATGCAGATGCCTGGTCTGCAGCCCGTCCGTGGTATTGGCGTTGCCACTGATGCAGAAATCACCCGTCTGCGTGACGTTCAGGTAATAGCTTGTCGCAGCATCCGCACCGAACCGCCACGCGAGCCCACTGCCTTCATGTCGAAGTACAACCCGCCCTCTCGCTCGAAGCGTCAGATTCGAGATCGCCCAATCCGGCGAGGTGGTGTACCGATAGGTTCCCTCAGGAAATACGATCTCGACGGGCGTCGGCGCTGATGCAGCAGCAATAGCCCGCGCGGCATCAAACGCCGTTTGCGAATCGCCTACCCCAGTGGGATCTGCCCCCCATCGGGTAATGTCATAAACGAGTGCCGGTATGTTGGTTGCCGGAGTCAGGCTAGTCGATGACTCTAGTTCCGTTTGAGGGTACAAGGCGCGGCTAATCTCATCGGTCGAAACCGTGAAGCGATCAATGTCGTCCTCTTGGTAGATCTGTACGCCGGTGGCGGTCGTTATTCTGATCCGGTAGTTAACTGCCGCATTCGGATTGTAGTAAGCCTTCGGGAATCGCCCTGCTGAATCAGCTACAAGCGGATGCGGATGCGGCGTTGTTAGATCTATGTCGGCATAGACTGCCTGCGGGGTCGTTGTGCCGGTCTGGAAGAAATACGCAAGCGCACCCGCCATCGGACTGGCGTCATCGTCTAGCGCCAGCTGCCGAGGCAAAACAAAGGTCTGCGGCATTTACGAAGCTCCAAAACAAAAAGCCCGCTTCGCGCGGGCTTGGTGTCGAATTGAATTTGGTTGCTAGAAGTCTGCGAGAGCGTTTCGCTTCTGCTCGGCTTTCTGTTTGGCCAGGGCATTCGCGGCTTCCGGACCGCGTCTCATCAGCTCATCTGCTCGGCGCACGTTGCGCATTGTCATCCGGGTGGCTACGGCGCGACCGCCGAGACCAGCGAGAGGCAATGCAGCGCCCAGCGGGCCTCCAATCATTGCACCAGCGCCGCCCGTTAGCACGCCAGAGACAACACCTGTCGGTGCAAACTTTCCGACAAACCGCGCGGTGTTCTCCATGGGCCCGCCGTTGGCGACTTTGCGGATTGCGGCTTGTTCCGCGGCCGTAAACATGCGCATTTGTTTCTTATTCTTGGCGAGGCCGCGAAACTGTGTGCGGATGGCATTTTCCAGACCAGAGCCTGAGAATTGTGACGAAGAGTCCTTCGCGCGCTGCATGAGGTCCTCTATGACCTCCGATTTCTTCGCACGCGAGTACAGGCTACGAGCTTCTTTCAAGGCCGCTGCCTTCGTCGCATCTCCTGCAACTACATCTGTGGCAGAAAGATTGTCGATGTAGCCGTCCAGCTCATCGACGATCATACCGGCAATTCTCTTGTCCGCAGGTTTTAGAGAGCCCTGCGCATCCTTCGCGACCTTGCGCAGCGTCTCAAGCTCAGTGAGGGTCTTTTGGCCCTTGGTTTCGAGGATTCTGCGAAGGGCGGCTGTAGAGTCCGGATGTAGATCCTTATCCAGACCTTCCTTCTTTGCCATCGAGGCGACGCGAGTCTTGAGTTTGAACAGACTGTTCGCGCTGACTACCACTCCAGCTTCGTCGGCCCTTTTGTAGGCGGCTTGGGCGGCTTCTGCGAGATCGGCTCGGGTTGGGACAGCTTCTGCAGGTACTTTCGCCAATCCGGCCGGTTGTTCCTGAGAAATGGCAGGTTTCGCAGCTTGTTCTGCTGCACCAGTCGCCATAGGGCGATCGCCAGGATTAGGGATACGAGGGCCATTCGCCTTTACTGTAGCAGGCCGCCCACCGGGCCGACGAGTCAGCAGCGCGGGAATGGACTGAATGGTGGTATTGACCGCCGCCCCGGTCGCTGGACTACCGGTTGCCTCTGCCGTGCGCTCGCCAGCCCAATCCGCGCCCTGAGCCAGCTTTTCAAAGGGATAACTCACGATGTCGGTGGCGATTGAACCGGCCTTCGTACGCGGCTGGTAAGTCAGCGCCTCCTGAACCCTGCGCGCCACGTCGCCAGGCAGCGCTTCTGTTAGACCCAGCGCATGCGTGCCAGCTGCGCCAATTCCCGCGAGCCCGGCGATGGGCATCGCGAACGCGCTTGATCCGAGCGACATCGCAGGCTCATTGACGGCGTCGAGCAGGTCGCCGGTCGGGCGCGTGTCGGTGCTTGCAGGCTCGGCAAGCTGTGCCGGCTGTGCGTCGAACTGATCAAACGGATTCTTGCCTCCATATTCTTGAGCCTGATCGTTATGGAGACTTTCCGCATAGGCAGTGGCATTGTCCGGCGTGTCGAAGATACCAAGATGCCGACCAGTCTTCCGATACGTCTGAATAGCCTCATCATTTGACATGATGCGACCGTCATCACTGACAGTTGGAATCAGCACCTCGCCACGATCCGTGCCGATTGACATCGAGCGGACAGTGCTGATTGATCCATCCGGATTGCGCACCACCGGGCGCGCGTGGATATCGATATTCCCGCCCTCGCGCTGCCCAGCGGGAGTATCGAACTGATCGAACGGATTAGATGCCATCGGGGAGATAGCCGTATTTCTGTTTGAAGGCGCCCTTCAATTGAGGGTTGGCTCGCAGATACTCGATTGCCTGCGCCGGGGCTTGGGCTTGTTGTCCCCGAGCCGCAGCGGGACGATTGCCAGATGGCGCGACTGAACTTTCTGCCTGAGCGGTGCCGCCGCTCAGCAGGTCTGAATAACCACGTTCGATAATGGTAATCAGGTCATCAATCCCTTGTATCTGATCGGCAGTGACCGATTCGTAGTTGTCACGGTCTGGGAATTTCTGCTGATCCAGTTTCGTCTCGTAGTCACTCATCGCGCCCACGCCTGGAACGCGTGTGAGGGCAGTCAAAGTACTGCGCATCCGACCCACAGCTGAGTCGAACTTTTTGCCTTCTTCGCTTGCCCAGAAGCCCTGGCCGGTCCAGGACGGACCAGCTGACAGGCTCCCTTGGATCTTGCTGTAGGCATTCTTGATGTCTTCCAGCTGCTTTCTCGCGACCTTTATTGTGGTGAGCTTGTTCTTTGCGGTAACCGCATCTTTCTGACTGAGTGTGCCGCTGGTATCGCGCTTCGACAGAACGTCGATCTTGCCGTTCTGATCGACCTGAGCGGACGTTCCAGCAGGGAGTCCGGCAGCCTCCACTTCCTTAGGCGTCAGCGTGCGATACATGTTCTTGGGGTTATCGCCCTTTGCTAGCCTTTGCCGCTCGATCTCCAGGCGTTTGCTCTCGTACTCCGACATCGGTTTTGCACGCTGAGGAGCGGTCACCTGCTTCAAAGCGCCGGTGGTCGGATCGCGCTGGTACACGCCGCCGGCGTCGTCTTGAATAGTCTCAAGCTTCACGGCCGGCGCAATACCTGCCTCGCCTGCGTACTGCCGCGCCAACTGGTCCGTAAGATCTGCGACAGATGCATCATCCATGGTGCGAAGATCATGCCCTTGTTGCTGAAACTTGCCCACGAGATCCGGAACTCGCGCCAAGATGAAGGACTTTGGATCTCCCGAATCGAGCGCCTGCTTCAGAGTTGTATAGGCTGTTCTCGCATCCTCGACACTCAGCTGCCGCTTCTTCGATTCAACATCAAGCTGAGCGCCCTGAAGTCCCAAATCAGCAAGCGCGTTGCGCCTCTGTATCTGTGCCGGCGCGTCGGCGAGCTCAAGCTCCGCAAGCTGGTTGCGGTTTGCGGCGTAGTCGTGAGCCAGGCGCGCATCACGACCAGCCATAGCTGCGTCGAATGCGCTAAACAGCTTTTGCTGTGCCATCAGGCGTTCCTCGGGCCGTCGCCGTAGCCGGGCGTCATCCATGGGATACCGCGGTACCCGGAATATCCGCCGTATCCAGTACCACCATACCCAGGCGAAACGCCTCCACGATTGGCTGAGTAGTAGTGATATGCGCTACCGAGATCGCTGATGCCCTGACCGATCGCATTTCCCTGGCCGATGATGCCGCTTGCTCGAGCGGCACCAGCATAGAGTGCATTTCGACCCGCATTAGCCGCATTCTCTGCACCATAGGCCGCCGTTTGATTCGTCGCTGTCTGGCCGATACCGGCAATGCTCGCAAGCTGATTGAAGTAGTTGCCGAACTCGTTCGACGCGATGTTGCTGTTGAACTCGGACAACGCACGCAACGCGTTGCCGGAGAATGCGCCTCCACGAGCGGCGGCCGAGCGCTCCAGCCCTCGCATCCCTTCATCGCGACGGAACTGATAGCCGGGACTGGTGAAGAAGCCGGACATATCCGGTGTGCCGCCCCCCTGCGATGCCTGCGACTGCTGTTGGCTCTGTCGCAGGAGACCAGGAATATCAGCGCCAGTGTCGTTGATGAACTGGCCGTTAGCCCCGCCCGGTCGAAGCGTACCAATGCGCTTCCCGCCATACCAAACCTCGTACCAGCCCTTGCCGACCGATTTGGTTGTCGCGCCAGCGGGCAGCTCGGTATCTCCAACAAGCTGTGGCTGTTGCGACGACCATTCATCGGACGTCGTGGTAGGCAGGCCAAACAAGCGGCCAATCTGATTCAGCGCACCAGTGCCGGTGACACGATACGGCGCAAGGTCTGCCCTGGTTTGATCGTACTGACGCGCACTCTCAGCGGTGGCATCAGACGCGCCGCGAGCAGCAGCATCGCCCGCGCGCTTCGCTGAATTCGCGCCCACGCCCGCAGAGATCACAGACCCGGCAGCAATAGCAACTGCACCCCAGCTCATTTCAACAACCTCTGTTCACGTTCAAACGTCTCGTAATCAGGGCAGATCACTTCGGCCTCGACCTTCTCTAAGTCCGTCTCGTCGGTGACATGAATCGTCGTCCAAATGGTGTCTTCCAGGGCGTACACCGCGCGCTTCGTACCGGCCTGTGAAACAAACGTCGCGGGCGCCTCAAGCAGCTCTGTGCCGAACTCGGTAGCGACGTAGATGCGGCCCTTCGAAATGACATTCAGGTGTGTGTGGCGATGTAACTTGCCGATCGCCATCGTGCCGGCAGCCAGGAAGCACTCACGCCCATAGGCCCCTGGAGCGAAGTGATGCGTGATGTTCAGCTCCACCTGCGGGAACTTCGCCAGCTCTTCCTGAACCGCGAGGATGCTTTCCCGAAACACCTCCGGCGCAATGGGAAGCCTCGGCGCGACTTGGATGTCGGCCGAAAAGTTGGTGATCTCGTACATCAGCTACCCTTGCTTACGCCACACGAGCGCCCGCAACGTACCGTTGGCCACGTCTTGCGTGGAGCCGGTTGCGTTCGTGAGGTACGCGGTGACTGTGTCGGCCGCCGTGACGCTGCCAGAGAGAACGCAGCCGAGAAGATCCGCCGAGAATGACAGGTCAACGAAGTCGCCAATGATCGCGCCGGTGACCGTGACCGTTGTCGTTACTGGCGCTGCGTTATTTCCAAGGCTCGCCGGATTCCAGACCGTCGAGCCGGATTGGATGAAGTTGAGCCCAGCGGTCGCGATCCATTGACCGGGGCTAACTTCAAGCAGATGCATTACTCGATTGTTCTGAGATGCGAAGAAACTTGCGGTGGTGCCGCCGTTCACCGTCTCGCCATTGGCCGCGTTGCCCTGGAAGGTGATCGATACCGTGTTGGCACCTGCCACCACCACTAGCATCAGTTCGCGCGCATACTCCGAGACTTCGCTCATATCCGGCAGGTCCACATCGATGGCGCCCGCCGTCGTATCGAGATACAGCACACGGTCCGTGCCGCGTACATCCGTGTCCGCCGTCACCTCTCTCGAGAGTCCATCCGCCACCAACCGACGTACAGTACTTGTTCCCGATGTTGGACCGGATACTGATTGTCGGGCGGTCGAATCGGTGTGATTCACGCCAAGCGTGATTTGACTATTTTCTGTGGCCCCGAAAGCCACATTGGTGGGCGCGGATGGCCGCAGGACCATATTGCCGTCCATAAACACTTCGCGTGCATCGCCCGCAGCCACCATATGGGCAGACGCTTGTGTGCATTCGAAGCCGAGATTGTGCCCGACGATGATTTGGCTCGATGTGGTACGGATGGCGCGAGCAGCGCGATTGACGACGTTGCCGATCAGCACGCCGAGGCCTACGGTTTCGCCAGCCCCATCGGTTGTGTCCGCAGATACAGCGTTATCCTCAATGTCGGACGCCGCCGTACCGATCACACGGAACAGGTGCGAATTGAAACCGACTGTCGTCCCGCGACCTACCTTGTGATGCCACCCGCCGAATACTTCGACTGCGCTGCACTTGTACCCGTCTGTGCTCGATGCACTGCTGTCACCCTCGAATACACCACCGTATCGGGCGTAGTACTTGAGGCCCGCGACGTGGAAGATAAATTTTCCAGCGCCAGCGAAATCACCAGATCCTGTGGTGCCCTTCGTCTTGCAGTTGATGAGCGTTACCGATGCGGTGGATTTCCGAACGGTGGCACTGCCGCTGTAGGAAGCAAAGCCCGACCCATCGATCGCCACGCTGAACGTGTCGGCATTGACAACGGTAATGGCGAGACGGCGACCATTCAGTGGATAGAAATCACCCTCAAATTCTTCGAAGTCGAGCACATCGCCTGTCGAGAATTCGTGACCAGTCACGGTCATGACGATGGGATTGGCGGACGTTGCCGCCGTAACTGTCACGTCGTCGCGACCGCGGATGCTCCAACCGAGATCGATGCAATTCTCAGCGGTGACCGTTTGCCAGATCGCATCGCCATCTGGCCCGTACGACGCGCCATCATAGGAATTGGTGCCGCCAGCAAACCCTAACGCGCAATCCAACGCCCTTACGTTGGTCAGATTCGGGAAATAGTTCTCGTAATGGAGCGCAGCACCTGTGACGTTCCCATCACCATCCAGAAGCAGTTCGCCGTTTGCGAAGATATTCGCTCGTCCTTGCAAGCGAAGGACGTTCTCCATTGCCTCGGTGGCCCTGACACTACGCCAGCCATGCACATAGATCACGATGTCGCCGGACGCAACCGCCATCTCTGCTGTGGTCATGTCAGACCACATATGACCTTCGACACCCTCGCTCAACACCTTGATCCAATCGGCGAACGATGAGTAACGGCGGTTATCGCCTTCCGCATGCCAAGAGTTGGCCGGTGTCACTACAGCCGCGATCTCGGCGGCTGTACGATCCATCGAGACTTCTGTGTTCTTGACCTGTTGAAAGGCGAGCAGGTTGTTCCGACGACCTAGGTAGAGCCCATTGGTTGTCGCTTCAATGTCCGCAGGCGGACCCGAGAAGTCAGCCGCCCGACCCATGACCGACAGAGGCTCGCGGTCACTGATGACCGGATTCGTTACCGAACCATTGCTGGGAACGATCTCAGTGGATTGAAAGAACCGGCTCCACTCGATCAGATTCTTCGGAATGTCCCGAAACGGCCGGATCGGCATCAGCGCACGTCCAGACGAGAGCCGGTTACCACAAAAGGCACGGGGTCAGTGACGCGGTATCGATAGACGCGCTCGTCGGAGCGACCCAGGCGATCCCAGTGAACCTTGCTCTTGTATTTACCGGCCGCCCCGAGAGAGCGGTTGCTCTTGGCCCAGAAGGTCACGCCGCCATCGTTAGACGCATCCAGCATGATCTTTGGCTCTGATCCCTGGCCAGTCAGCGGGGCCGTACCAACATCTAACTGAAGCTCCAGGCGATCATGCTGGATGTCCCGTCCGTTGTCGGTCACCGCGCCCGTGGTCGCTTCGCGAAATAGAACGCCGCCCCATTCGCTATACGTCGTCGCGCTCATCTCGCCGATATTTCCCGTCTGCGTATCCCCGACGAACGTCTTGTCATAGCACTTGACCACCCAGCTTGCGCGCCAGTGGTCATAGCCGTAGCTCTCACGCTCGTGCCACTCCTGAGTGTTGATGTCGTAAGCCCAGGTTGCGCCCGCCGTGGGGAAGGTGAACACCACGAACGTGTGGCCGTCGAATACGCAAGAGAACGAATACGCATCGTGAATGGTGGAGTAGTCCTGCCAGCGCTGCTCAACGCCTTCATGGCTGATACGGCGCGCGATATTGCCCTCCAGGCGACGGGCGAGGCGATCCTGATCGATCCAGTAGCAGGTGTTATCAACCGAACAGGTCGAATCCTGCGCGCCACAGCCAGTTTCAAAGTATCCGTTGGGATTTCTCTGGAACGGGAAGCCAGACCCGCCTAGGTTGTCCCACATCTCGCCTGACTCTTCACCAAACAGAATGAACTGGCGATTGTTTGACTCAATGCTCACAAGGTTGTCTGGATTCCCCTCAGCGGTGGCAAAGTCGAGCGAGTCATAGACCTTGAAATCGGCAAGGTCACAGATGAACCACCGGCCCGAATCTGGCTCAATGAATGCGCCGTAGTTGTCCATGACGGCCATGCGCTTGGCACCACGCGATGTGAAATCGCTATCTGTGACTTTCTCAAGCGATACACCGTCGTAGACCCACAGATCAGGCTCAATGAGAATCGCAATCTGATTCACATTCTTGGCGATGTCCGCGGGACCTAAGCCGGACACCGTGCCTAGCGATGTGATCGAACCGTCATCACCCACCCTGACAAATGAAGAGCCCGACAGGCTATACAGGCGATCCTTGAACTGAATTGCAGCTCGCTGCGGCCCGGCGCTGACTGCTGCGAAGGGGTCAATGCCTGCAATTCCCTGTATCAATACCGGTGCGCGACCCTCGGGTGGCTGCGTCGATGCGAAACAGTTGAGCAGCCGGGTCTGAGCCGCCTTCTTTGAGCGCAGCCTGTAGGAGTGGAATGGGAGTTCCACTACGATCCTCTCTGGATATCGTAATAGTCACCTCGAGCGCTGCCCAAAGGCACGGCGGCCTGAGCTTCTTCCCTAATCGACAGCACTGCAGCACGTGCCAACTGTGATCGCGCTCGATCCGCATCAGCTGCCAATGTGATTGCCGGTTTTGCGCCTGGGAACATCGCAATTAGCTTGACCGCGAGCAGCGGCTTTACCTGCGCCTCAACGGTCGAATCCAATGGAAACTCATCAGAAACGCTTTCCTGAGGCGGGAACCCGAGGTCTATATCATCTGCAGCAAGCGCCGCCATAAGGTCATTCAGCTGTTCAAGCCCTACCGCAACATCCTCGCTGCTTGCTGTTTCGTCGGCGTCAAGAATGCTCAACATCCGCATTGCGGACGTGATGACTTGGCGATTGGTGCTCATTGCTGCTCGCAAAAGAGGGGAGGTTTCGGTCCCTCCCCATGTGAATTACGACGTTGCGAACGGATCAGCCAAGGTACCCGAGCCCTGCGTAACGCCATGGATAGCCCACTGCGTGGCAGAAATCGCGGTCACGACATATCGCTCACCAATCAAACCGCCAGTCGTGGAACCGGCAGCCGAAATGGCAACGTGAGTTGTGCCGTTGGCAACAAACGTATCCTGTGCGCCAGCGGTCAGCGAACTCGCTACCACTGCACCGACGAGGAACTGAGTCGCAGCCCCGGTGATGACCTTGTAAGCATTCGAAGTCACGGAAACCGTGGCCTCAAATTCAAAGTACATACCGATATTTGTGGAAGTGATCGCGGGCAGCGTATACACGACACCCGCAGCACGATCCAGAAGGCACAACGCCCCGGATTCGCTTGCTTTGAGTGTTCGCGTGGCGCCCACGCCCGAAATGATTTGGCGCGCCACTCCAGTGATCAGCGTGCCGTCCTCATCCCCATAAGAGACAAGTTGTCGAGTCATGTGAATTACTCCTGTTAGCCGTCAGCGTGGATACGAGTCGCCAACTGCGGGCGCAGCGCGGCATAGCCGTACAGCACGTCGAGACGGCAGGGGAAAGTGCGATCGCTGATGTTGAAGTCGCGAACGATGGACACGGAAATCCCATCCACCACCGCGCGATAGGCCTTGTCAGTGCCTTCCGGCATCGGCAAGTCCGCCGTCGCGAAGGTGAAGGCATCCCGATAGAACAGCATGGAGCCGTTCAACAGCTCGCTTGCACCGGCGCCAACCTTGGTCACTGCACCCGTGGTTGTCGGCGATGCGGTCACATTCTGGCGTGCGCCAGAGGTCACGATTGACGGCGAGATGCCAATCGAAGTCGTCGACGTGCTGGTATCGGCGGTGACGACGAACTGCTTGGCATAGCCCAAGTCCGCCTTCGTTTCTGGGTGGACCGCATTCACGCCAGCCAGCGTGATGATGTCGCCCTTCTTGAAGGTCGTGGTACCAGTGTCGACGGTGATCGTCGCGCCCGTCTGGTTCGCCCCATTGATGTTGTACAGCGTGTCGCCCTTTACCGCGGTTCCCGTGGTGTGGTCGGTGAACACCGTGTTTTCCCACCAATCAGCACCTGCCGTGCGTCCGATCTTGCCTTCGCGATACTGCTCGGCAATGTTGTCAGAAGCCTGGAACAGGCCTTTGGTGTCGTTGAGGAACTTCGTGGTGTGCGCGGGCTTCAAGATGCCGGAGCGCTTCGTCAGCGGCGCGAGGTTTTGCGTGAGCACCTCACGAGCCGAGGATGCGTGCGACAGGCCGAAGGCCACCGTGTCACCGTCAACCAGGTTGTAAACCTGCTTGTACAGGCCCTGATAGACGTCGGCCTCGATGTTGGCCGCGAGCACCGACATCGCCGGATCGATGATCCGCTCGGAGAAGTCATCCAGGGACAGCGCGAGTTCTTCAGAGGTGAAGTTCAGGTCGACGCCCTTGACGTTGTTGACGACGAGGTCAACCTTCTGCTCCGTCGTGCTCTGAGCGGCCATCGCCATTCCGGAGCGCACGACGTACTCATTCGGCATGCGAATGCGCAGCGTGTCGCCGATCTTCGCGCCGGTATTGGCGTATGCATCGTCATAACCACGATTCATAGCGCCAATGAAGTTGCATTTCTGGTGCAGAACCATCGCAGATTTGCGAGTGATCTGACTGATCGTCAGGAGTGAATTAGGCATTGCGTTTTACCTTGCGTGCTAAGCGTGCTGATTCCGCTTTCACCCACTCGGCATCGCTCAGCGCGTCCCCACTCGCATCCGTCGTACGGAATGTAGGTGTGGCGTCTGTCGCGTCGATCTTCGGGGGTGGCGGCGGTGCCTTGCTGACAGCAGGTTTTGGAATGGCAGCGGGTGCCGGAGGAGGAACATCCAACTTGGCTTCGATACGACCGAGTTTGTAAGCGGCCATCTCTTTGGAGAGCCCATAGATCTGTTCCGCCAGATCCCTGTTCTTTCCTAAGTGATAAAGAAGCTCAGGCCCGCGCTCTGATTCACGGATAACATCCGCCATCGCCGCACTGATGGGCAGAGAGCTATCTCTAGCCACCGTGTCGTAGTCGGATGTTTTTGCCTTGAACTCAGTTTCGCGACTCTTCCATGACTCAACACGCGCTTTCGCAGCCGCCTGCTCATCACGCGCCTTGAGCTTCGCTTCGACACGCTCGTCCGATTTCGCGTCGTAGTACGCGTCGAGCGCTTCTTCGTAAGCAGCCTCGTCGTAGTTGAAGTTCTCCAGCTTTGGGCGAGCGAGTGGCTTGGGTGCCTCGACGGGTTCGGCTTTTGCCGGGTTGGCCCGCTGAAGCATTTCAAGCAACGCCGCTTCACGCCGCTCCGCTTCACGCCAATTGCGTGTCAGCTCATCGATGCGCTTCTGTACGCCCTTGGGTTTGGGGTCAGAGGTTTCGTCGGCATCGTTGACGGCGGGCGATGATTCCGCGTTGACCTGTTCAACCTGTTTGGTCTCATCAGGCGCAATAGCATCGGGCGCAGGCGTCTCTACGACGGCCTGTGGGGTCGTATCAGTCATGGGGATCTCGGAAAGCACCGGGAACCGCCCGGAGTCGGAATCTGGCACCGTTAACGTCTAGTCCATTACGACCAGACCAATCCCCCTTCCGATTCGCAGACGGTGCTCGCCGCGCCGGAGGCTTAGGAGGACTGAATTACTTTTTCGGCTTCGGCTTGTTGGCCTGACTCATCTGTTGCTTATGCTGTGCCTGCATGTTCTGCACAGACATCTGCGTCGCCTGTTTCTCAAGCTGATGTGAACCGTCTTTGACGGTGTCCTGCACATCGCGCTTTTGAGCTTCGAGCTGGTTAGCACCATCGGTCACCGCGTCGGCAACGTCACGCTGCGTGTTCTCGTGGTGATGAATGCTCTCGGTGACAGCGTGCGTCGCCTCAGCCTTGGCCAATTTGATCTTGAGCATCGCGTTCTCGACGTGGGCATCGAACAACGC